GCTGACACCATTAGAGTGTGAGCGATTGCAGACATTACCTGACAACTACACCAATCATGTGTCCAACTCACAGAGATACAAAATGATTGGCAATGGGTGGACAGTGGATGTGATTGCACATATACTCAAGGGCATACAGTCAGATGAGTGGCATGAAATGTATAACAACAACAAGGAGATGGTATAATGAATTTAATAGAGTTAGATAAACAAATAGATGAGAAAGGCATATGGGTAGCCATACAAAATGGTATTAGAGATGCCTACTTATATGGTAAAAGAGATGATGAACAGTCACATCATTACTATAATTTAGCCTATGAACACATGACAAGATTAAAAAATGTAAAGGAGACAACATGACTAAGGAGAAAGATACAAGGCGAGATGCTTGGAACTTTGATTACTTAGGATTGAAAGCATATGGTACGACTACACCTAGAAAGTATCACGATTGGGTTTACATGGCAGATGACTCAATGAACAAAGTATTAAAAACAATAGTAGTAGCACTTTATGTCTATGGATTTTGGGTGTTTCTACAAGCAGTATGGGAGAAGTATGTATGACTAAAATAGTATATGACACATGGCAATCTATTATGAACTATGAACGCAATCCATTGCGACACATACCTCATTTAAATACAAGGCATATGGTTATGCAAGTGTTAGCATGGATGTGGTGCATAGTATTCTCTATGTACTTTGGAAGTATGTGGGTGTTTGGTATAACTGCTATTGCTCATGTGTTTATAATCTGTGCTATTGTTTTAACTGTAGCTACGTTTGAAACTGCAAAGAGAAAGCCATCATTCTTTTTAAAGAGAGGTTATCACACCCCAAGCAGAAGTAGATATATGTATCACGATGGCAAGAGAATTAAGTATGATGACAATGATGTAGGTGGAGAACATGAGTAATTTTTTTATGAAAGGAGAAGTAAAATGAAAATACACAGAGTAGTACAAATGTTAGGTGCAACAACAAGCACAGGTAAATTAGCAGATGATATGTATGACTTAAATTATAAGACATACTATTCAGAGGCAGAAGGTAGAGACATACCTATATCACACATGGACTTTCAACATATGGTAAGAGCATTTGTGAAGTTGTGTGAACAAGAAGATATGCTTGATAGGTCAGAGCATATGGGTAGAGTTGTTGATGTTATTAAATCTAAAGATGATTTCATCAGAAAATTAGAAGAAAAAATAAAAGACCTTGAAAGTAGAGATACTTTAGACTATCATCACTTACATGGGAAGATAGAAAAGTTGGAAGGTATTATTGAAGAAAAAGAAGAGATGATGGATAAGTTAATAGAGAGACAAAAAAATTATCCTGAGAAAGCTCTTAGAGGACATTACTATTCTTTTTGCGAGATACCTAACAATGCAGAAGGTAGAAACTTTATTGCTAAGTTAAGATTATATCTTAATAAAGATTCATACAAAATGAGAGTGAGAGGACAACATCTTAAAGAAGAATTGTATGGTCAAGGTAAAGCCTATCATGGACAATCAATAGAAGATTCAACACATCTAAGAGTTTACTTAGATAGAAAATAGAAAGGAGAAATATCATGACAACGATTAAACTTACAGAAGTACAAGAGGAAAGACTATTGAAACAAATTAATAATTTGAAAGATATAGTTAATAATATTAATGAAGGTATGCCTTTAGAATATCATACAGTAACTGAATTGCCTACTTTAGAATATTTATTGGCAGACATATTCAATTTAGAGTTACCTAAGTGTGAGCATAGTTATGCAGACAGATGGAGAGACTATAAAATTGTAAAGAAAGGAAAGAAAAATGTGGCATAGAATACAAGACTTTTTTGAAAAAGACTTTAGTAAAAAGTATGGAGAGGGTACAAAGTTTGACCTTGATTATGGTAAATTACTAATCATAGGACTATGTATATACATAGCGATAAAGGTATCCTGATGAAGTATATAGTAACATATAATGATGTGCTAGAGGCAAAAGACTTAGAGGATGCTCGTAGAATCTTACTACGAGTATTAGAATCAGACGTAAACTGTAAAGACGTAGAGCATTTTAAATTTACAGAGTATGTAGAACTAGAAGAAGTAAAGGAGTAGTTTGTATGGATTTAGTTATTGGAGTAGTAGTATTTTTTGTAATTTATTTTGTTCAAGTAATATTCTAAACATAAATGGTGGTAGGATTTTTCCTGCCATCTTTTTCTTCTCTTTCGGTCATAGGGGGGGGGCAGCAGTTTGCAGAAAGGAGTGCATATGAAAAGTAAAATGACAATAAATGACATCATTCAGAAGTATTATTTATCTAGTGATTTCAATATGTTAGCTGATAAAACTAAAGTAGATTATAAATATTTTTTATCTATATTATCAGACACAAAAGTGGATACAAAAAAGTTAGGCGAGACTACATTAAGTAGAATGACAGGTAGTAAAGCTAGACAAGGGTATGAGATTTGGATACAACGTGGGGTGCACTTTGCAAACTACACTTGTGCAGTCGCAAGAAAGTTATATTCTTTTTCTTTAGAAATGGGATATGCAGAAGTCAATCCTTTTTTGGCTTTCAAAAGAAAACCTGTCAAGCCTAGAAACGTAGTATGGCAAAAAGAACAAGTAATAAAATTCTTAGATACTGCATATTCTGATTTTAAATACAGGAGTGTGGGTTTGATAGTGCAAATGGCATACGAATGGTGTCAAAGAGTGGGTGATATGAGACTTCTAACCTTTGATAAAATAGATTTTGACAAAAAAATATTACATTTGGAGCAATCTAAAAGAGGTGCGAGTGTACATTTACCTATCAGTGATGATTTATTGGCTATGTTGACACAACAAAAGCAAGATTATGACTTCCAAGAGTATGTTGTACCCATGCCAAAGGCGATTAGAGGCTCATACAAGCCTTATTCTATGCAAAAGCTATCAAAGGTAGCTAGAATAGTTATATCTCTCTCAGGGTTGCCTAATGAGCTACGAATCGCAGATTTGAGAAGAACAGGAACAACAGAAATGGTAGAGGCAGGAGTATCTATGGCACAGATTATGTCAGTTACAGGTCATGCAAACCCACAGTCAGTAAAGCCTTACATGAAAAATACATATGCTAGTGCAGAAAATGCCTTGACAACGAGAAAAATATATGTTAATTAAACATTTATATGTTACATTGAGGTGTTTATGAATACAAGTATTTATGATATTATAGATGAGTTACAGTTAAATGTAGGAGAAACAAAAAGGATTACTTGTCCTTCGTGTCATGGATATAAAACATTTACTGTAACTAACAATATGGGAAAGATATTATGGAATTGTTACAAAGCATCTTGTAGAGTTTCGGGAGCAAAAAAGATAAGAGTTACTGTAGAAGATATTAGAGAAAGACTAGTGCCACAAAGCAAACACAAAGATGACACATTTATAATGCCTGAGTGTATTGTGTATGGTGGTAATAGAACAGAGATAGGAAACTTTGTACGTGATTGGGGTTTAGACCCTACAGAATTATTTTATGACGTAAAAGAAAGACGAGTTGTGTTTCCTGTAAAAGACAATGGTGTCATTGTTGATGCAGTTGGTAGGTCATTAGGATACAGACTACCTAAATGGAAACGATATGGAAAAAACGATTTGCCATTCACTTATGGTTGTGGTAAAATCGCAGTGGTTGTTGAGGATTGTGTTAGTGCATCTGTGGTAGGTAATGATGTTTATTTAGGGGTAGCTGTGTTGGGAACATCATTGAGTGAATCACATAAGAAATATCTATCGCAATTCTCAACAGCAATCATAGCTTTAGACCCTGATGCGTTGCCTAAGACTTTATCAATAGCTAAAGACTTACGTGATGTTGTTGACACAGTTAAAGTTCTACGATTGCAAGATGATTTGAAGTATGGAAATGAAGAAGATTTTTTAAAACTAACTAACTTAACCCCAAAGGAGTAACCAACATGGAATTAGCATTAATAAAAAGTTTGATGGACAAATCATTTTATGATGACCATCGTGGGTATAAATGCCCTGACAGATTGTTCAGTAAAGATGTAAGGAAGATAAAGAAAACTATTGACAAAGCCATAGATAACTATGGAAGGAGTGTAACCCCTGATGAGGTTGAAGCATTGTTTTTGTCAAGCAATCCTAGTCTCACCACTTCACAGAAGACATCTTATTCTGATTTGTTTTTAAGAATTAAAAAGGAGAGCACTCTTGGAAAAGATATCGCAAGTGATGTACTATCAAAATTGTTTCGTCAAGTTATTGGTGAGGATATTGCAAATATCGGCTTTGAGTATGTTAATGGTGATTTATCCTCACTTGAACCTATTAGAAACCTTATTGACCAGTATAATGACGATTTTCTTCCTATTCTAAATATTGATTGGGAAGATTTAAGTGTTGAAAATATACTAGCAAAGAATGCTTTGGAAACACAGTGGAAGTTTAACATACCATCTTTAGCTAGAAAAGTGAAAGGTGTAAATGCAGGACACCTTGTAATGGTGGGTGCTAGGTCTAACACAGGTAAGACATCCTTCCATGCATCCCTTTGTGCTAGTCCAAATGGGTTTGCACATCAAGGAGCAAAGTGTGTGATACTTTGTAATGAAGAATCATCTCACAGAATATCAGGTAGATATTTATCTGCATGTAGCTCTATCAAAATAGAAGATGCACACAATCATAAAAACACTGTTTGGGAGAGATGGAAAAACATTGTCAATAAAATAAAAGTTGTAGATGCAGTAGGAAAAGATATGTCATGGGTTGAAACTGTTTGTCGTAGTTATAGTCCTGACGTTTTAGTTATAGACATTGGAGATAAGTTTGCAACTTACTCAGGGTATGCAAGAGTGGATGAAGCTATCAAAGCCAATGCCATACATGCTAGAGAGATTGCCAAGAGATATAACTGTGCAGTTTTTTATATGTCTCAACTTAGTGCAGAGGCAGAAGGCAGGGTACAACTGAATCAAAGTATGATGGAGAACTCTAAAACAGGTAAAGCATCTGAAGCAGACTTGATGTTACTACTAGCTAAGAATCCTGAAGTAACAACAACTAATGGCGAAGAGATAAGTGATGATGGCTTCAGGCATATTGTACTTGCAAAAAACAAATTGT